CTATTGGCTATCTTGTCGGCCCTAAGTAAAGACATTATCTATAATGTTTTATCCGTTGTTTTTATTTATACCTGTACATATAAATATTTTTCAGGTATGATGATATATCATGAAAAAAGGCGAGTTCTGTCCGTTAATTCAAAAAAAATGTGTTGAACATAAATGTGCCTGGTATACATGTGTAAGAGGAACAAATCCTAATACTGGAGAAGAAATTGATGACTGGCGTTGTGCCGTATCATGGATGCCTATGATGACAGTAGAAATTGCACAAAAGTCAAATCAAACTGGAGCTGCTGTAGAAAGTTTCAGAAATGAAGTAGTAGAAGCAAATCATCAGAATCAACAACTTTATGCTCATGCACTTCAACAAGGAATCAATGTTGCTCAAATAACTCCACTTAATCCCCCTATGATAGGGGGTGAATAAGAATATTTAGTCCTTCTTACAAACAATCACATCGATGTACTGAACACTGAAGTCAATGTTGTTTCCATTTCCTGCATTAGCAACAGTAATTGCGTGCTGATGATCGGCATTTTGTGTATTGATACTAAGATTGTGACCGTGAGTTGCGTTTGCAGCATTAATAGAAAGGCCATGACTATGATTGGCATTGGCGTTTTGCACATTTTGTTGTGCATAATTAACATTAGCTTTGCCGACGCTAATATTATTAATGGCCTCTTTTCTACCATCAGAGTCAAAGTCTCCTTTACTGAAGTTAACATTCGATATAAAGGTACCACTTACACCACCTGCATTGATGCCGTGATTATGAGCAGCGTTTGCAGCATTACTTGACCCACCGTGATTATGATTTGCATTAGCACTTACTGCTTCTCCACCATGACTGTGATTAGCGGTTTGGTCTCCTGCATTTGCATTATGATTATGAGTAGCTACGGGAACAGACCTCTCAGTAAATGCACTAGTGAAACTATTAGTACCACCAGAACCACCACCAGCACCAGAAACAACACGTAAAGTTTTATTATTATCAGTAGTGATTTTTGTCCATCCAGCTGGCGCAGAAGCCTGATAGAACAACATTTTCGAACCAACAGGAATAAGATTTCCTACTGCATCATATAGTTTCTTAAACGCACCAACACTTGGAGGTTGAACAGTTGAAGTACTTGTCGGTGGATATGCATTCTGAACTATAACTGCACCTTGAATTGCAGTTGTTGCAGAAGGAAGTCTTGCGGGAGAAATTGTACCCGTAGTAATCTTATCACCAGCAAGATTAGTAAGACCTGCACCATTACCAGTAAAGTTTCCTACAGTCAGTCGATTAGTACTTGGATTATATTTAAATTGTCCACTACCTGAATCAATATATGGCCTTTGATAACCAGCAGATTGATTAAGACTGAATAATACTTGATAGTCTAAATTAGAACTAGTTTCATCTACGTTGATAAAGTTAGCCTGATTGGAAGTACCTGTAAAAGTAACACCAGTAACAGTGGTTGCACTAATATTTTGAACACTGAATGTTCTAGTAGATGGGTTATATGCAAGTTGGTTTGAACCACTATCAATATAAGGTCTCTGATATCCAGCAGCCTGATTGGTACTGAATAGTATCTGGAAGTTAGTATTAGTATTGATTTCATCTACATTGATAAAATCCGCATTCAGTGAAACACCAGTCAGATTACCAGTTACATCACCAACTAAATCGCCAACAATGTTTGAAACAGAGAATGTGTTTGTTGATGGGTTATAAGTCAGTTGATTACTTTGAGAATCAATATAAGGTCTTTGGAATCCACCCCCTTGATTGTCACTAAACAATACTTGATGATTAGTGTTTAGGGTATTGGTATCTACATTAATAAAGTTTGCATTTGTTGCAATACCAAAGAGATTGCCGATGATATTTTCAACAGTAAGAGTTTCTGTAGATGGATTATATGTTAGATGACTATTGTTAGTGTCAATATACATCCTCTTATAATCAGTTGCACCTTGCTCACTAAAGATGACCTGAAAATTAGTATTGGTGTTTATCTTATCTACATTGATATTATCCGCACCGGTGGCAATACCGGATACATTACCTACAAATCTAGTACAAGACAGAACATTTGTAGAAGGAATATATGTTAATTGATTAGTATCAGAGTCAATTAAGTGAAGTGGATAGTTTGAACCCAGACCTACATTGTTTACAAAAGAAACCTGATGTGTAGCACTACTATTTGTAGTCTGAACACTAACTCTATCTGCACCAGTAGAAACACCAATGAATGCTGTTTGGTCCTGTCTTACGGTAACAATACCAGCACTTACACTAAAGTCATTGCTCTTGATGTTGTTAATTGTACCGATACCCGATACATAGATGTTCTCAAAGTCTGCATAACCATCACTATCCAATCTTTGTCTAACTGTTGCAACACCAACATCAATCTGTTTACCATTATTATTCAGATAGATTGTTGCTCCCATACCGGCAACATTAGATGCCTGGTAGAAAAGTTTATTTGGAGCATTAAATGGAACTCTAATAGTTAGAATACCAACCTGAGTACCATTACCATCTACACCATTATTGTAGATATTATTCAAGTCTGCGGTAGGTGCAGTCTTAATATAGAATGGGAAACCACCAGAATCTACATGGAATTCATACTTATTACCTCTAATTAAGTAAAGTTCTGGGTCATCGGTATTTTGAGTAAAACCAATACCGGGAGGGTCACCTGCAGTTAAGAACCTAAATGTATCACTATTAACTTCTTCTAAGGTAAATTTAGTGAATAATTCTGCATCATTTGAGACTAAATTATTGCTCACAGTTACATTGGTGAAACCAACTGTTCCACCTGCAGAAATTTGACCTGACAAAGATGTTCCTTTAATATTACCGGTAACTGTCAGGTCACCATAAACATACTCTGCAGTCTGACCAATCGAAACTGGTCCAATAACATCGAGAGTATATTTTGGAATGGTAGAATTAATACCAACTTTTTTAGTAAAAGTCGAACCAGTTAGTACTGTCCCGCCAATACCTATGTCAAGACCTGTATTGGAAGTAGAAACCCCAGTGGTTACAAGTCTTTGTGCTGTAATGGTAGTACCAACAGCTAAACGTTTACTGACCTCAGTATCACCAATAATTACTAGTTTCTTGTCTGGTGTTGTAGTTCCGATACCAATTTTGTCACTATTTGCATCAGCATAGATTAAATTTTCATTGACTTGAATGCCATTTCTTATGACAAAATCCTTATCTACTGCCATTTATCTTGCTAATCAGGAATTATTATTTTTATTTATCAACTGATAACTCCAAAGGTTCTCCACTGATTGTTTGTTGTATAGACCCAACCAACTGTTCCACTGTTCGTAGGATTGGCATTGAAGACGATATCTCCAGGAGTACCAGCCTCTGTCGGTATAGTTATACCAACAGTCAACTTTCTTGAAACTTGAACATTACCTTGGATAAAGATACTATTAGCTTCAAATCCTTCGTCTGATGTACTGATAACCTTTTGAGTAAATTCTACAGGTCCATTGAACTGAGAAAGAATATTACCCTTATCACCACCATCAACCATCAGATTTCTTTCAACCTTAAAGATAGAACCTTCAATATAATTGAAATCAGATACGTCATCGCCAATACCACTTGAATACGGGTCTTCACCGGCATAGGTTTGAACCGGAGTATCAAACACCTGTTCTCTACCTGTATTGGAAGCAATTCTCTTGTTACCAATGAAGAAATCACCTCTATCATTCATACCAGTATAGTTGACAACACCACCAGCAATTGTTTGTGATTGAGCATTAATCTGTTCAGATAATGTAAGTCTCTTCGTCTGTTTGTCTGGGAATGCTGTAGAGTAGTTACCAGGACCGTAACCAATATATTCGAAGGTATGACCGGATGCTCTAATGATTGAGTTTCTTCTGAATTCAACCGGGAAGCACTTAACCCGAGTAATGACTGAGCCTATCACATGAGTATTTGCAATAGAACCATATACACCTCTAAACACTTTAAGTTGTGTATCTCCACTTACTCGACTGACGGTTGATTTAATTCTCATCAACTCATCATTGACTCTAACGAAGTCACCAATTAAGAAATTAAACTCCGTCATGTTATTGGCATTGATAGTATCAGTTGTTTTACTGGTAACTGCTGTCGAAAGTGTGGTCGAGATACCAGCATAGATTTGACTTTCTCTACCAGACAGTCTTCCATTTCTTGCAACTAAGTCGCCAAAGTTTCCAGAAGAACCAGATGGGAACAGTTGAATATTACCACTAATTGCAGGAGTGACTGTATTAATACCTACGTCAATAACCACCGTAGTCAATCCAATTTTATCAATACAAACAAACGAACCATTATAGAATGTTTGGCCCGCACCACTTACAATCACAGAATTATTAACTCTAAAATTATTATTCAGTTTTGTAGTTATGGTTGCAATACCGACATCTTTGTTATAAACAAAACTTTCACTATCGAACGACGGTCCAATGACGGAGAAACCACCACCCAATACTTTGTTTGGACCCAAACCTAATGTAGTAATACCAGGAGAACTTATAACCGGAGTTACTTCAATCTGATTAGTTTCTGAAATTGCGGAAATTCTATAGAATTGATTATAACTTCTACCATCATAATCATTAATACCTGTTAATACAAGAGTGTCTCCTCTATTATCATAAATTTTATTAACACTACCAGTGGCTGCACTGAATCCAGTTGTTGTTGCAATACCAACAACTCGGAAGTCATCACCAGCTGCAAATGCTGAACCACCATCCATAATCTGGATGTCAATAATCTCACCAGCAGATGTTCCATCAATGGTAACTAATCCAGTACCAAAATCCCCAATCGATCCACTTGTGATGTTTTGAAGTTTTGCGTTATAGTAATATTGAATTGCATTTGTGCCATCACCATACCCTGCACCAGGATTGTTGATAGTCGGAATAGTAATTCTATTCAATCCATGGTCGTATTGAGTAAAGATTGTATATGCAGTTCCCACATTATTTGAAATAATTCCGGTAATTGCGACACCAACTTGTTGGAACAGGTCTTCTAGGGTTTCTCCAGTGACACTATTTTTGGGGTCGTTGACTACAACCTCACCAATATTATCAGAAAGTGCATAACATGCTGCTGATGGTGCCTTGGTTACAGGATTATCTCTATCTAACTGAGGATAATAATTATTGATTGGTTGTGAGAAAGCATATCTATCATTGTTGAAGGGGAAAACTTTTGGTTCGTTTGCAGAATTAATTATCGACAGGTGATAAACACCATCCTGTTCTCCATTGATATACTCATTAATAGTTTGTACATCGTAAACATAGAAATCTTTTTCAAAGTTTCTTCTAGAGAAAGTTGGAAGAGCAGTAGTTCTCTGTGAGGTGTCATTGATAAATGTGCCAGCGGAAAGAGGAATAGAATTTACAGTAAATGTCTTTGCACTTGTAATACCAGTAACTTCATACGTACCATTGTACCCAGAGTTTCCTGTACCTACAGTCGGGAACAAACTACTTCTTACTTTATCGATGATAACAGTCGAACCAACGGAAAGTCTATGAGGTTTTTCTGTTGAGTAGTATGTAATTCCAGCTTTATAGTCCACACCCGAGATAAAACTAAAGTTTCTCATTTGGGAATCATTACTCATCGTCACAGAACCTGGATTAAATTCCAATGCAACTTCTGTGTTAGTGGATCCAGTAACATCACTCGAATCTTGCATAATAAAACCATCTAGTGGTTGTCTTGCAGAAGATACCCCAGTATTTGCAGGAATAACAAATCTCAATTGATGAATTCTATCATCAGATTGTCTAGAATCTTTCTTTCTAATGATATATGTTCTGGAAGTAACATTTCCCAGTCCGCCACCATTTAGTTTAGAGAACAAATTGTTCTCTGTTGATGCTGACGAAACATTTACATACCATTGAGATTCGTCAACATCATATTGAACAGGATGTCCTACATCACCAGGGTCTTTATCGTTAACTCTACTTTCTACAATAATAGTATCACCAAGATTGTTAATACCAACCTTATTGCCAGTCAAAGAATCATTAAATGATTGTGCTAGTTGTATTTGGTTTGATGGTAAACCATCGACAACGGCAAAATAAACTCTATTACTATCAAGACCATCAGGAAGTCTTCCGTCATTTGAAATGGCTCTTACGGTCTCACCCTGTTTAAACTGATGATCTTCAGTGAACATCAACGTAGAGTTTGTAATGCTATTACCGGTAGAAACGTTTCTTCCGAGTCTTGCAAGTTTTCTTCCAGTTATTTTTCTTGTTGCGTACGCAGTGTCGTCCATGACGACTTTTGCCCTAAAGACGGCCGTCTGTCCCCCAACAGGAATAACAACATTTAATGTCTCATCATTATTTGCACCAAAGCGATAACCATTGACTGTACTTGGTGGTAGTATATCCTCATTAGTATAGTTATAGAGATACATTCTACTCGTATCTGCAACACCTACAGTTTTTGTAATATCAATTGAAGGATACTCAACTGTAGTAAATTCGGGCTTAAGTGATTGTGGTGGAATAATTTGAGTAATATATCCGACATCATCTTGTGCAAATGCTAAATTTCTATAACCTCTAGAGATAAGTGCAGATTGACCAAAGTTTGAGTTGGAGTTGGTAACAGAGAAGTCACCACCGGATTCTGTTAAAAATTGTTCTGCATAACCAATAGCAAAGATAGAAACTAACTGAATTAGTGAGTTATTTGATGCCTTAATATGATAATTTACATATTGTGGTTTATATACTGCATTGATGTCTGTATGTAAATTAGCAACTATATTGGAGTCATCAAATGAACCACTCGTAGTATTATATCTTACAAAAGCTCTATCATCAACTTGAAGTCCAATTCCAGTAAATTGAGCTACAACCATTGACTTAAATCCATCAGCCTTACTACCATCAGCATGCATTCCACACATGCCGTAAATGGACCTCTGTGAGACATTAAAGATGTAGGGAGATGCACTGGTTACGGTATCAGAAGAAAGTTCTACAGAAGAACCTAGTGGGTTTGGTAGTGCATTACCGGGAGGAACTGGAACCTCATATGAAAATTCAGTAACTCCATTTGCGTTAGTGTTTAATACTTGAGTTACGAGATATGTACCATTATATCTCGTATCGGTTACATTATTAATAATAACGTTAGTGTCAACGTTCAGACCAAAAATGCCATTAGAAAGTTTAACATTAATTTCTGCTGAGGATGTTACACCATCACCAGACTTGATACTACTGATACCGACTGAACCCGATACTGGTCCAACAATACGATACTCATCAATCTTGGGTTGAATATCTACACCTGCATTTGGATAATCAGGTTCAATTTCTCTTCCACTTGCAGAACCATATGCAATACCAATTTTCTCATAATACATGTCTAGATCAGTACGATCTGTTGCATAGTCAATGAAGTCATCATTAATGTTTACATCGTTCTTACCATCAGCATACTCAAAACATGTAAGTTTGTGGTGAGAGAATGTCGGTTTGAATGTGGACGGACTGTAATCTTTATATGCAGGTCTCTGCGTATCAGCATCCTTCAAGGTAAACTGGAACATGTAGCATCCACCAGTCAATCTAAAGATTGCGGATCTTTCTATTAAATTATTTTCTGGATTGGGAACATAGATTGGTCTGATAACAGTCTTTCTTAAGTCCTGACCAATAATAGACACACCTCTGGGAATAATAACTCCACCGTGAATACTATTCAATTTGTAAAGAATATTATTACTATCTACAATATCAAAGTTTGATGTATTACTGAATGACTGAAAATCATTCGAGGTAACACCACTTCTCAACAAATAAGTACCTGACCCAGATGGAATCCAACCTGGTCTGTTATCAATATAATGTGTACCCGGAAACAGATAGATCGAAGTCTTTTCAAATCTATCATTATCAAGACCTACTTGATAAGAAAATCTAGATGCCTCAACCAATGCTCTTTGTAGAGTTCTGAATGGTCGAGCAAACGAATTTCCTTGGTTTTCAATACCATCTGTTGCATCCAAATTACTTGGATCAACATATAAAATATTTCCTTTTACGTTCTTTAGAAAGTTATCT